CAAGATACAGAAGTGGTATTATCTAACAATGGAGGAAACGTAGTAAGAAGTCATTCAAGTATAAACTTTTATGATTCATCTACTCAAAAGGTGTTAGGTGTTAATGAAAATGACGTTTATATTTTTACAGTAGCTTTTAAAGCATCTGCTGCTAATGCAAACCAAACATTCTTAGAATACAATTTAGAGGGTAGCGGTCAAATATCAAGAGTGGCAGGGACTATTGCTTATCCAAAGGGAAATGATGCAGAACACGTTGAGAACATAATGATGCAATATTACACAGATGCAACATTTGTAGCTAATGGAGTTCAATTAAAAGTTAACTCTGTTGGTGGTGATTCCTTAATATGGGATGTTATTTACTTTATACAACGTACACAAAACGCAGGTTAATGAAAAAGAGAATGAAAGCTACACCAAGCTACTCTTCACCTAAAGGTGGTAGTAGAGGCTGTCTATGTAAAGATGGTAAAACGTATTCAAAAAAATGTTGTGATGGCTCTTTACAGGCTCAAGGTATCGGTAATATAACTGGTGACGGTACTTGAAAATACAACAGTTTAATTTTAATCAGTAATAATTATAAACATCAATTTTTATGAAAGCAACAGAAATCGTTTCTAAACTAAAGGACGTGCTTTTGTCTTCAACTGAAGAGGTGGAAACTCAAGATATTGCACAAGAAGAAGTGCAAGAGGAAGTACAGGAAGAGGTACAGCTTGAAGCGAACACTGAAGAAGTAAAAGAAGACGAGGTACAACTAGAGGAAGCCCCAGAAGTGGAGGCTACTGAAGAGGTTGAGGCTGAAGAAGCTGAAATGTCTTATGCGACCAAAGAAGAACTAGCGGAAGTTAGAGCTATGGTTGAAAAAATGATGGGTCAGTTAGAAGCTAAAGAAGAGTCTAAGCAGGAAGTTCCTCAAGAACTTTCTTCTGATGAAGCTCCTTTAACTCACAGCCCAGAAAATGCAACAGAGAATAAGAATTTACATTTATATTCTCAGAGCGCACCTAGAACAACTCTTGATAGAGTTTTAGCTAGACTAAACAAATAATAAAAACAACTAAATTTAATTAAAATGCCAACAACTACATCAATTTCTACTACTTATGCAGGTGAGTTTGCAGGTGAATATATCGCTGCTGCTCTACTTGAAGGTTCTACTATCTCGAATGGTGGTATTACCGTTAAGCCAAATGTAAAATTAAAAGAGGTGATCAAGAAAGTTTCTACAGATGATATCGTAAAAGATGCATCTTGTGATTTTGATCCTACTTCTACAATTACATTAGAAGAGAGAATCCTTCAGCCAGAAGAGCAACAAGTCAACTTACAATTATGTAAGAAAGACTTTATCTCTGATTGGGAAGCTCTTTCTATGGGGTATTCAGCTCACAGCGATATGCCCTCTAAATTCTCTGACTTCTTACTTGCACACGTTGCAGCTAAAGTTGCTCAAAGAACAGAAACTTCTATCTGGACTGGGGACACTTCTACATCTGGACAATTCAATGGACTATCTACTTTATTGGCTGCTGATGCTGCTTTGCCACAGGCAAATGAAATCGCAGGTACAACTGTAGATGCTGCCAATGTAATTGCACAGCTTGGTTCTATCGTAGATGCTATTCCTTCAACTCTTTACGGAAGCGAAGACTTAAACCTATATGTATCTCAAAACATTGCTAGAGCTTATGTAAGAGCTTTAGGTGGATTTGGAACATCAGGATTAGGTGCTAATGGTACAAACGCTATGGGTACTCAATGGTGGAACAACGGAAGTTTAACTTTTGACGGAGTTAAAATCTTTGTTGCAAACGGATTAGGTGCTAACACTGCTGTTGCTGCTGAGAAGTCTAACATTTTCTTCGGTACAGGTCTTTTATCTGACCATAACGAAGTTAAAGTTATTGATATGGCTGACATCGATGGTTCTCAAAACGTGAGAGTTGTAATGAGATTTACAGCAGGTGTACAGTATGGTATTGTTGATGACATCGTAACTTACGGTATCACTAACTCTGCTAACGACTAATAATAGATAATTAATTAACTTAAAAGGGTGGGTGAGCCAAATGTGCCTACTCACCCTTTTTTAATACTAAAAATATGGCTTGTGATTTAACAAAAGGTAGAAAAGAACCTTGTAAAGATGTGGTTGGAGGTCTTAGAGCAGTATATTTCGTTGATTTTGGCGATTTAGGTACTGTAACTAAGACTGACGATGAAATTACAGATTTATCAGGAACTTTCACTGCTTTCAAATATGAATTGAAAGGTGCGAGTAGCTTTGAGCAAAACGTAACCTCTTCAAGAGAGAATGGTACAACATTCTTTGAGCAAACGCTAAACTTAACCTTGAAAAAGTTGTCTAAAGAAGACCATAAAGAGATTAAGTTATTAGCTTATGGAAGACCTCACGTTGCTGTTGAAGACTATAATGGAAATGTATTCCTAATGGGTCTTGAACACGGAGCTGATGTGTCTGGGGGAACAATTGTTACAGGAACTGCTATGGGAGATTTAAGTGGATATACACTTACCTTATCTACTATGGAAGTTGAACCTGCTAACTTTATTGCTTCACCTACTGCTGCTGATCCATTTGCAGGAATGAGTAGTGCAACTGTTACTATTACTGAGGGAACTAATTCTTAATAGTATTCATTTGATAATTGAAAGGGGGGTTGCATAAATGTAACCCTCTTTTTTTTGAACATAAACAACCTTTTATAGTTATACTTATATGATAAGGTTATTACCAAATACAGATAGTCAAACCATAAGTATTATTCCGAGAGAATATACTGAGGCTAATGATTTAGAGTTAGTAATAAAAGAAGACGGAACAGAAAAAACAGAGACTTTAAGTTCACTAACCTCTGTAATTAATGGTAATTTCTTAGACATAGATTGCACCTTTAGTATTCTGTCTGAAGATAGCAGTTATTCCATAGAGATAAAGCAAGGTGAAGTTTTACTTTATAGAGATAAGATTTATTGCACGTCTAAAACAGATACTACAATATCTCACACTTTAAACACAGATGAATATAATAACTATGATTCTGATGAAGCAGGGCAACAATATATAATGATATGAGTCGAAGAACAATAAAATCAGCAAGAAAAATACAAGCCTCCAAAGAGGTGAATCCTAGTTTAAGGGTGGTTAATTTATCTGGCTATGAAGTACCAACAGTAAAAGAGAATGCTCGAAAAGATTGGGTTGAATATGGGGATAACAATGATTATTTCTCTGATCTTATAGAGAGGTATTTAGGTAGTCCTACAAACTCAAGATGTATCAATGGTATTGTTGATATGGTTTATGGTAGAGGACTAAACGCAACAGACTCAACAGAGAAGCCTGAGATGTTTGGTAAGATGCAGAGTGTTCTCAGACCTGGTGATGTTAAGAGAATGGTTAATGACCTTAAAATGTTAGGTCAATCTGCTATTCAAGTTGTTTACAAAAAAGGTAAGAAAGAAATATCTGGATTGTATCACTTCCCTATGGAAACGCTAAGAGCTGAGAAAGCTAAAGACGGTAAGGTTAAGGGGTACTATTATCACCCAGATTGGGCCAATATAAAGCCATCTGACAAACCTAAAAGAATACCTTCATATAAAAATGGTGGTAGATCAGAGACTATCGAGATATATTGCGTTAAACCATATAGAGCAGGGTTTTATTATTATTCACCTGTAGATTATCAAGGGTGTTTACAGTACTGTTCTCTAGAGGAAGAGGTATCTAATTATCACCTCAACAATATTAAGAATGGATTACAACCTTCTCTATTACTTAATTTTAATAATGGTATTCCTTCGGATGAAATTCAGGAGAGAATTGAGAGAAAGATATATGATAAATTCAGTGGGTCTTCTAATGCAGGTAGATTTATACTAGCATTTAATGAAAGCTCAGAAGATCAGTCTACAGTTGAACCCATTCATTTACCTGATGCACACGCTCAATATGACTTCCTTGCTAAAGAGAGTAGAGAGAAGATTATGATTGGTCACGGTGTTGTATCACCCATATTGCTAGGTATCAAAGACAATACAGGATTTGGTAATAACGCTGAAGAGCTTAGAACTGCATCTATCCTTATGGATAATATTGTTATCAGACCATTCCAGACTTTACTCATAGATGCCTTTAAAGAATTACTTTCTTTTAATGGTATTATGCTTGACTTATACTTTACGACTCTACAACCAATTGAGTTTACAGAGCTTGATAATATTGCTACTAAAATCAAAAGAGAGGAAGAGACTGGGGAGAAATTATCTAGTCAAAAAGAAGAGGTTGAATTATTAAACATAGAGGTTGAATCTGAAGAATTAGAACCTAACGAAGAGGAATAATATGAAAGCATTATTTATAACATTAAAAGAGTTAAAAAGAAAATCAATATTCGATGGAAACCTTGATGCTGACAAATTAATTCAATTTGTTGAGGTGGCTCAAGATACAGAGATTCAAACCTATTTAGGTACTAAGTTGTATGATAAATTACAGGCTGATGTCATTGCAGGAACTTTATCAGGAAACTATCAATCACTAGTAAATGATTATATTAAACCAATGCTTATTTGGCATACTCAAGCGACTTATATTCCTTATGCAGCGTATCAAATATCTA